ATGGCCACGAGGAAGAGGACGGCCGGATCGGGCAGCGTGTTCAAGGACGGGAAAGGCGTCTGGCGTTTCCGCAAGGAGCTGGGCAAGGACCCCGCCACCGGCAAGCGGCGCGTCATCGAAGCGAAGGGTCGCACGAAGGCCGAGGCGAGGGAACGGTTCGAAGCGAAGGTCGGGGAGCTGGAACGCACTGGCCTGCTGCCGGGAGGCAAAAGCCCGTATCTGGTCGACTACGCGGACCGTTGGCTTGCGGACTACCGGACCCGCGTCAAGCCGACCACATACCGTACGCGCGCCGGCAGGATCAAGGCCTGCACCGACGTGATCGGCCACGTGCGACTCAAGGACATCACGCCCGAGCACATCCGCCATTGCATGCGCACACTGGGGGAGCGGCTCGCATCCAGCACCCTCAAAGACCATTATGTGAGCCTCAAGATGGTGCTCGACCAGGCGGAACTCGAGGAGCTCATCCCCATCGACCCATGCCGGCGGGTCAAGCCGCCACGCGTCGAACGCGCCGTGCCGCGCATCCTCGACGAGGAGCAGCCCGGACGGCTGATCGCCGCCGTAGCCGACACGAAGACGGCCAGACGCGGACCCGCCGACATGGACGACATGACCGAAATGTGGATGCTCCTGTTCGAGCTCGCGTTCGCCGCCGGCATGAGGGAAGGCGAACGGTACGCGCTCATGCCGTACGAGCTGGAACGCCGTCACGGCGTTCCAGGCATCCACGTGCAGCAGCAGATCCAGGCCTATGGCCTGCCCGACAAGGCCGTCATCCCGAACTGGCTTGACGCGAGCCACCTGTACGGCATACTCTGGCTCACCACGCCCAAGACCCGTGCCGCGAACCGTTTCGTGCCGATCGGCGAAAGTCTGTGGGCGCGCCTGTGGGCGCGCATCCACCGACTCGACATCGCACCCCACGGCCTCGTCTTCACGAACCAGCGGGGCAATCCGATACGCGAAACCACCGAAGCCTACCATTGGCGCAAGGCACTGCAGGCGGCCGGACTGCCACAGGTCAGGATCCACAGCGCCCGCCATTGGACCGCGACCATGACCGCACAATCCGGCATGCCCGACGACGCCCGCACCGCGATCATGGGCCACACCAGCCTCGACATGACCGCCCACTACACCCATTGGCAGCCGAAGGCGCTCGCATTTGACGCCGTATGGGGTGCCGCATCCGGGGTTGTGATGCCAAGCGTGGATGAGCTCATGGCATTGCAGTAGCGTTGGCGTTGGTTGAGCTGGTCGTGGGGGAATATCGTGCGGCTCTCACCATGCCATGCTCCGCACACGTCGTCCGGCAGTGGCTACTCGATGACGCGAATGCGTTGCCGTCGATCAGCGGCAAGCTCGCCGAATTCGACGAGCGGATGCGCATGACCGAGGATCCCGGAAGCCTGTTCGACGGCGACAGCAAGTACGCTTGCGGCTCCGGCGGAGCGGTATTATCCAGCTGCCGTCGGATTGGCAAGACCTTCACGGCCGGCACCGCGATGTTCATCCTATGCGCCGGAACACTGGTCATCTGAACCGCGCACCACACACGCACCTCCGACGAGACGTTCGCCGACATGCGCGACCTGACCCGCAATCCGAAACCGTCGAGATACGTGCGGAACGTGCGCCGCGCGAACGGCCAGCAGGAAATCAGGTTCACCAATGGTTGCCGTATCATGTTTGGTGCCTGTGAGAACGGGTTCGGTCGAGGATTGCACTCCGCCGACATCGAAGTGTTCGATGAAGCGCAGATTCTCACCATCAAGGCTTTGGATAATCTGATTCCAATCGTGAACACGAGCTCGAATCCGCTGATTGTGTTCATGGGCAATCCCCCAAGCCTGGCGACCAGTGCGAGGTGTTCGAGGAGAAACGCTCGACCGCGTTGTCCGGCAAATCGGACGACATGCTCTATGTCGAGCTGAGAGCCGACCGCGACTGCGACCGGGACTTCGGTGAATCGATCCTGCAGGCCGCACGTCTGGTAGCCAGACTGCAGGACCCTTCTGCGTCGGATGAGGATCTGATGAAACTGCAGGTCGACTGGAAGAACCCGAACACGCCGTCGAGCTCCATGAGCGCCGACGCGTTCAGCAAACTCGCGTCCAGCATCGACTCGTTCGCCAACAGCGAGGTCGGCATGACCCGCGCCGGATTGAGCCGCAGTGAGATCGTCCGCTTGAAGGCCGACCAGAGGAAGGCGCAGGCAAACCAAACGCTCGACCGTATCCGCAACGCACGGCAGGAACAAAACGACGCGACGGGGCAGGAAGGCGACGTGAATGGACCTGAACAGCCTGAACCTGACACCGGAACGACGCAAACGGCTTGAACTCGACCTGAACGACCTATACGAGGACTACACGGACACCATGGGCCGCCTACAGAAGGAGGCCGGCAACAGCGTGTCCGGCCTCGTGTGGGACGGTGAGAGCCAGGAACTCATCAAACAGGAGATCAACCGGTATGCCGACGCCGCGAACAAACTCGCCTCCGACTACTACTCAAGCGTGCGGGACCTGTGGGCGCAGTACGGCGAAACCGACATGCCCGAATACAATCCACCCACCATCACCGCGGACCGTGCGGTATGGCAGATGGAAGGCGGCTTCAACAACACCGACTTCATGGGCCTGCGCTACAAGGACGTCATTCCCGACGAGAACGGCATCATGCACAATCGCGCAGGCAAGAGCATCGACGAACTATGGCCGACGTTCACCGACGAGGAACAGGCGTTCGGATACGTGCAAAACCTGATACAAACCGTCGGACGACTGACCATGCAAAGGGCCGTGGCCAACGACCCCACCAAACCACGTTGGGCGCGCGTGCCACGCGGAGCCAAAACGTGCGCGTTCTGCCTCATGCTCGCCTCGCGTGGCTTCGCCTACCTGAGCGAAGACGCCGCGGGACGTCAGATGCAATACCACGCGGACTGCGACTGCGACATCGTACCCAGCTGGGGAAGCGCGAAACTCAAGGATTACGATCCGGATAAATACTACGAGATGTATCAGGCGGCCGAGGCCGCGGCCGGCGAGAACGGGGATTGGCATGACGCCCTCGCGCAGTTGAGACGCATCTACCACGACGATGTCAAGGATGGCGTGCTGGAAACAAGCAAGCCGTGGCCAGACGATGTTATTCAGATTTCTGGCAAGGTGTGGTCGCATATATTTGACGGCCACGGTCCGTCCACTCGTATCCCCAAGAAGACGCATTTTCCTGACGAATGGAGTGAGGAAGAGGTAAAATGGGCCGTCAGGGAAACGATATGCAACCCAGATGAAGAACCAAGTACATCACCGGACGGCGTGTTGCAGCGTCGACGTAAAGAATACAAGGGCGAAATCATCGAGGTGTATCTGAAAATCAGACGAAACACCCACGGGAAGTTCGCGGTGCAATCGGCCTACCCGATTACCGGTCAGGAAAGGAGCAGACGTGGAATCTGAACTGGAAATCGAAGCAGTAATCGCGACGCTCCTCCCGTACGCGATGCCATTGATGGATAAGACGCAGCGGGAAGGATGTGAATTTCCACTGCGGGCTGGGGAACCTTACCTCGCTCTTCTGTGGCTGCTGTCCGTCCTTAGAGCGAACAGAAATGACGTTCCAACCAATGAACTTGCCAAAGCGATAACACTGCTTGATGATGAGGACAAGGAAGAATACGCGTCAATGCTTGGATGACGAATGGGTTCCAGGCAGAGTATGCGCGAGAAAAAGCGCTAGGGACGCCTTGATTACCTGATGAAGCCGCCACGATTCCAACGTGGTGGCTTTTTCATAGTTGAATGAGGAGGTGAATAATGCCATCTGATCCCATTGTTGGCCAGATCTTTGTGACTGTGAAACCGGATCTAAGCCAATTGAGGGCGATGCTGTTGGATATCGTCGCCGTCATCGACAAATACGACAACGGCGACGAGACCGCGTCAGACTAATCCTCTGGCTTTCGCGCAGTCCGCGCACACTGGCAGCGCATCCGCTGGCATGCCGGCCGGCGGCTCTATTGGCTTATGGCAGTATGCGCATTCATGCGAATGCTGTTTCGCATATTCGTCGACCGCCTGTTTCGCGGTCTTGTCCAGCCATTTCTGATCGAAATTGATTCGTACGTTTCCCATCGCTCATCACCTCCTTCCGTGTGGTTAACGCCGTGGGATAAATCCTAATTCAAGCCATCATGCGCACGTGGTGGCTTTTCTTTTGCCTTTCACACCCCGTAAGGGGCGGGCGTAGCCATGCGCATCGTAATAAGAATGGCCGTCCACTCGCCGACGTCAGGCGTGGTCAAACAAAACCAACATCCAAGGAGCATCATGGCAGACGATACCCAGAATCCCGGAGACGGCCGGCAGGAGGCGACGCAGCATTCGCCGACCCCGAAGGACGTCAATGGCTCCCGGGCGAAGACGTTCACCCAGGAGGAAGTCGACCATATCGTCAATGAGCGTCTGAGCCGCGAACGTAGTGGCAAAAGCGACTACGAGGCCCTGAAGAGCAGGGCGGGCGACGCCGACGAACTCCAGTCGAAGCTCGACAAGGCATTGCAGGAGAACGAGAAGCTCAGAAGCGAAGCCGAGAAGGCCGAACATGAGAAGGAGCTTTCCGCAATCCGTGCCAGTGTCGCTTCCAGACACGGCATCACCGATCCGAGCGTGCTTGTCGGAGACGACGAGAAGCAGATCGGCGAATACGCCGAAAAACTCATGAAGATGTTCGCCGACATGCGGTCGCGGGGGACCGTGGCCGAGCAGAGCGCACGTACCGGACAGGCGCGTGCGAGGAGATCGAGCCGCGACGACTTCGCCGACGCCATGAGGAACACGCTCCTGTAACACGTAACAGACACGTAACAGCCAACACCATCTAACGAAAGGATGAGTCATGACCGATCCGTCCATGACCCGAAAGAGCAACGGACTAGACCTCACTCCGGAAACCCAGGCGGAGATCTGGCAGTCCGCGAAATACGAATCCGCGTTCATGCGGCTCGTGCCGGAAATCAAACTGCCCGGCAACGGCGTGCGTGTACCGATCATCACCGGCGACCCGGAGGCCGCGTGGGTCGATGAGGGTGCCGAGAAACCGAAGAGCGGTGTCGGATTCGGCAAGAAGGACATGCTGCCGTACACCATCGCGGTGATCATGCCGTTCTCCAACCAGTTCAAACGTGACTACGGCGCACTGTACGACCAGGTGGTAGCCAAAGGCCCGCAGGCTATCGCCCGCACGTTCGACAAGACCATCATGGGATTGGTCGACGCTCCGGGCTCCGACTTCGACACGTTGAAGGACGCGACCCAGATCAGCCTCGGCAAGCACTGA